TACAATAGCAAAGAAATGGCTAAGCGTTGAGCAAGACCTAAAGAATCCGCTAACAGGCGAAAAGGAAAACATGAGCCAAGAGGATTTAATGACCTTAGCATTGATTAAAAGAGCTAGGGAAGGGGATACGCAAGCATATCAGAAACTGCTAGATTCAGCATACGGAGCGCCTATACAACAAATAGAGCAGCATAATATAGAACAACCACTTTTCCCTGATGTTACAGAGAACGACAGCAATAAATAAAATACTTGCTTTAAAAAAGCGAATTAAAATAATCCAGGGCGGCACATCTGCAGGCAAGACTTTTGGGATCCTGCCTATTCTCATAGATAAAGCAGCTAGGCAATCAGGCTTAGAGATTAGCATAATAGCAGAGAGTATTCCGCATTTAAGGAGGGGAGCATTGCGAGACTTTCTTAAGATTATGAAGTGGACCAATAGATATTATGAGGAACGCTTTAACAAATCTCATTTAAAATACGAATTTGCAAACGGTAGCTTTATAGAATTTTTTAGTGCTGATGACAGCAGCAAACTCAGGGGAGCTAGAAGAGACATTCTTTACATCAATGAGTGCAACAATGTAAACTTTGAGGCTTACAATGAACTCGCCATTAGAACAAAGCGAGAAGTCTATTTGGATTTTAACCCTGCCAATGAGTTTTGGGTACATACCGAACTCAAAGATGAATTAGATGCCGATTTTATTATTTTAACCTACAAGGACAATGAAGGCCTAGATGAAGGTATTGTGCAACAGATTGAAAAGAATCGCTTAAAAGCAGCGACGAGCAGCTATTGGTCTAATTGGTGGAAAGTTTACGGACTTGGACAGCTCGGACAATTACAAGGCGCAGTATTTACCAATTATAAAATAATTGACAAGATTCCTCAGGATGCTAGATTGATAGGTTTGGGGCTTGACTTTGGCTATACGAATGATCCTAGCGCAATCATTGAAGTCTATAAACATAATGAAACACGAATCCTGAACGAAGTAAAATACCAAACAGGAATGCTTAACAGCGACATAGCAAAAGTATTGCCTAAATCAATACCTGTTTACGCAGATAGCGCAGAACCCAAATCAATCGCAGATATACAACGCTACGGAATAACCATTAAAGGCGTAACTAAAGGCAGAGATTCTGTAAACTACGGAATTGATGTAATGCAGACGCAAAGCTATCTAGTTACATCTAGCAGCACAAACCTAATAAAAGAGCTGCGCAGTTATTGTTGGGATATTGACAAGGCAGGCAAGCGCCTAAATAAACCCATTGACAATTTTAATCATGCCCTGGATGCAGTCCGTTATCATGAGATGGAAACTTTAGGAATGAACAGAAACTACGGAAGCTATAATATTCTGTAGTATACAAAAATCACATAAATCAGTTATATAATTATGAAAGTAGATTTACTATTGCCTACAAGCTTATCTGAAATACCATTATCTAGGTATCAGGATTTTATTGCTATGAAGGAAAAGAGTAACGATGAGGAGTTTATCGCTCAGAAAATGATACAGATATTCTGCGGTATAAAGCTTGGCGAAGTTGCTCAAATAAAAATGAAGGATCTTAATGAATTAATAGACCATTTCAGCAAAGTATTCAGCGAAAAGCCAAAGCTAATTAGACAGTTTAAAATTAAAAATATTGAGTTTGGATTCATTCCAAAACTAGACGACATAACTCTAGGAGAATACGTTGACTTAGAGAATTACTTAAAATCCTGGGAAACATATCACAAGGCTATGGCTGTAATGTATAGACCAATTACAAGCGCGTTAGGTAAAAAGTATCAGATAAAAGATTACGAACCAAATGAAGATATGCAGGAACTAATGCGATTTGCTCCTTTAGATGTTGCAATAAGCGCCTCTGTTTTTTTTTGGAGTTTAGCAAAAGAATTGTACAGCAGTTTAGTCAACTATTTGGAGAGGGAAACGATGAAGATGACAGCTTCAATCAATACAGCGAAAGGCACCAATTCGCCAAACATTGGGGATGGTATAGCAGTATCTATGCGCTCGCTAAAGGAGATTTTACCAAGCTTGACGAAGTTACAGCAACAAGACTTACTCAATGTCTCACCTATCTCACGTTCGAAAAGCAAAAAAACGAAATTGAAGCAAGAGAATTTAAACAAAAAATGAAGCGATGAATTACTTTGATATTATAGATAAACTAAAAGAGCATTTTACAAATGACGCTCTAGTAAATACCGTTACTCAGGGAGACATCTTTGACGTTGACCTAAACAAGCAGACTATATTTCCGCTTGTGCATATCATTGTAAATACAGCAACATTTGAAGAGAATGTTATACGCTACAATATTTCGATCCTGGCAATGGATATCACAGACATATCAAAGCAGGAAACAACGGATAAATTTACAGGCAACGATAACGAGCTTTACATACTGAATACTATGTTAGCTGTTCTTAACAGGTGTTATGATTTGTTAAGGAGAGGCGATTTATACAGCGATAAATTTCAAGTAGATGGCAATCCAACTTGCGAACCATTTACAGAGCGCTTTGAGAATAAGCTCGCAGGCCACGCAATGACGCTAGATATTTTGATACCAAACGGAATGACTATTTGCTGATGGAATTAGAAAACGTACAGAAGGTTTTAGATGACTTTAGAGATAACGTCATACGAGAGGCAAAAAAAGGAATGCCTAGAAGCTCAGGGGCGCTTGCTCAAAGCCTGAAATCTTATGTAAAGGAATCTAAGAACTCAATACAGATTAGTTTCACAATGGATGACTATGGATGGTTCCAGGATGAAGGAGTCAAGGGTAAGGATCCGAGCAAGGTTTCTCCGAATGCAAAAATAAGAGGGCAGCAAGCTCCTAACTCGCAATACAAATTCGGAAGCGGAAGGTATAGAGGAACATGGGGCAGCTTTGTAAAGAGCTTGACAGCATGGGCAAAGCGTAAAAACGTTAGACTCAGAGATGAAAAGGGCAGATTTAAAAAAGGAAGCTATAAAGCAATAGCGCACATAATAGCAGGAAACATTTACAACAGAGGCTTGAAGCCTTCGCTGTTTTTTACAAAGCCATATGAAAAGTATTTTAAAAGATTGCCTGATGAATTAATAGAAAAATATGCCTTAGATATGGATGAATTATTTACAACAATAACTAAAGAAAGCTTTAAACAATGATACCATCACGTTCCCCTTATAATATTGAAATAGCAGAAGCAGGGCAAACAGGCTCAAAGCTAGAGCTGTTTATTTGGCAAACAGGTTCACAGCCTGCATCTCCGCAATATACTTTAAGCAAGTTAATTCCTGCTACAAACAACATAAAAACGTATTATAATATCTCGCCATATATAAACGAATATTACACCTTTACAAATTGGCCTAATTCATATAATACTTACGATGCGGATATAAACACGAATTTTAAAGTAAATGTAGTTTTTAAGAGATACAAAAGAGAAACCAACGGAGATTATACGCTAATTACTCCAGGCGGAACAAGCGATATTAAGGAGTTTATGTATGGCATAAACTATTACATGGAAACGCTAAATACATTCACAAGCACGCCATTTTTATCTGAGGGTACGTATTTCTACAATCATGACAGCGCTGTTTCATCTGCTGTAATCACAAACATGGCAGGAAGCTTTGACATTGATTTAACGGCAACAGATGCAATAAGATACACGAACCTATCTAGCGGAGCAACACATACGGTAACAGCAACAACAGAGGGCATAAAAACATTTAGCAGGGTTTATTTGCCATACATTGCAGATGGCAATAAAGTAGAGTATTTAGTAAGCGGAACATCAGTACGTTGGACTGCATACTTTAGGCCACAATGCGAACCTAAATATTCGCCTGTAGCTGTTGACTTTATAAATCGTTACGGATCCTGGGCGCGCATCTTTTTCCAAAAAGCAAAAACACGAAACATAAACGTAAAGGCAGAAACCTACAAAGTAAATCCAAGCGCATTGCCTGCATATCCTAGCTCTGACGGTCAAGTAAAACAATTTAATAAAAACGGAACAGAATCAATCAAGCTAAATACAGGGTGGGTAAATGATTTGTACGGAGAATATATACAAGAGCTTTTGCTATCTGAGAAAGTTATGCTATACGATCCTGAACAAAAAGACGGATTATTTACTGCAGTATATACGCCTGTAAATGTTCAAACAAAAAGCCTATTGAAGCAAAGAGGCATAAATAAAGGAGTTATAAATTACGAGCTTACTTTCGACTTTGCTTACGATTTAATTCAAACTGTAGTCTAATGCGAATAGTACAGGTTTACATAGAAGGCCAAAGGCTAGATTTATTCAATGATGAAACTATCAGCGTAACATCTACGCAGCAGAACGTTCAGGATATAAGCAAAGTATTTACCGATTTCTCGCAGTCTTTTTCGGTTCCTGCAACTCCAAACAATAACCAAATATTTCAACACTTTTATCAGAATGATGTAAATAGCACTTTAGATTATAACATCAGGAGAGATGCAAATATAGAGATTGATTTAACGCCATTTCGCAGAGGTAAAATAAGCCTAGAAAAAGCAGAGGTAAAAAACAACAAAGCGTATAGTTATCAGATTACTTTTTATGGCGATGTATTAAGCTTAAAAGATAAGTTTGGCGATGAGATGCTGAGCGATGTTACTGAGCTAGATATTTATAACCATGCTTACGATGCAACGGAAGTCAAGAACAGAATCACGAACGGAGCATTTAATTATGGCGTAAGATACCCATTAATATTTGACAGAGATATTACATACGGTAATGGAGGAAGTACAGATATCAATTATAGTACAGGAACAGGCGCAGTACATTATGATGAACTATTCCCTGCCATTCAGATTCTTGCAGTATTCAATGCCTTACAAACGAGGTATGATATAACATTTAGCGGCACATTCTTTTCGGATCCTAGATTTAACAAAGCTTTTTTACTTTGCCAAAACTCCAATAGTTTTAAATTTTTAACAGCTCCTGAGGTTTTAGATATTACAGCAATCAATTATGCAACAGGCGAAAACACGAACCCTGCAAGTACATATTTCAGTATAGCAGATGATACGCTTACATATGGCTTTGAATCTCCTGCAGATATGTTTCCAGGAGCAACGGCAGGAGGGTTTACAATACTAGACATATTTCATAGGGTTTCTATAAACGTAACAAGCGCAAGCACAAGCGATACTTATTACATTGATGTATTCCAAAACAATCAGCTAGTACAAACATTAGAAGGCTCAGGAACAGGCGAGATTCCTGTAGCTTTAGATAACAATACGGAAATACTAAATAAGCAGCTTAAATTTAATGTAAAAGCTGACGATGCGATAAACCTAGACTTTACCATAAATTACACGCAGGAGGCTGTTCTTTATATAGGTCCTGGAGTATCTGCAACAATCCCAAACATATATACAGCTACAGCAAACAATATTGCATTGACTGCTGAAATGAACGTTATAAACTACGTTCCTAAAATGAAGGTAGCAGATTTTTTTGCAGGCATCCTTAAAATGTTTAATCTAACTTGTTACGGAACAGAGGCAGATAAATTTCAAATAGAACCATTGGCAGATTGGTATAACAAAGGCGCTGTTATTGACATAACTGAATATACAGATATTGAGAGCATAAATATAAACAGAGTAAAACTGTTTAAGAATATAAGCTTTGAATATGAGGAAAGCGACAGCGCAACAAATACAATATTTAAAGACTTAACAAGCAGAGGCTACGGAAACACGAGGCAAGCATTTAATTATGATGGCGGAGAGTTTAGCGTAAAACTACCTTTTGAGAATCTCATGATGCAGAAATTTCAAGGTACTAACCTGCAGATAGGCGAAGCATTGAATGCAGATGGCAATCAGTACACGCCAAAGCCTGTTATACTATACCAATATGACAACCTAGATACTAGCTTTAGATTTACAGATAATACAACGCCTGAGGAAATAACTACATACGTTCCTTTTGGCCAGGATCTTTTATACCAAAATGTAAACTACACGCTAAATTTCAATGCAGATATTAGTACGCTCCTAGATGCTATTGTGCCAAATACTTTATACAGCGTTTACTATGAACCTTATTTGAGCAATCTATTTAATCTCAAGAATAGAGAAACAAGCGTAAAAACCTATTTGCCGATTAGCTTGCTTACAAATCTCAAGCTAAATGACAGGCTCGTAATCAGAGACAAGCGCTATACCATCAATGACATGAAGTCTAACCTAACCACAGGCCAAGTTGATTTTGTTTTATTAAATGATTTTACTGAGGTTATTGGAGAGGGCGGAGGCAAGCCACCTGTACCTATTCAGCCATCTGACCAAGCGCAATGCATTGATGTTCGCATATTATTTCCTAATGGCGCAAATAATGCAACCATAACGACAACGGATCCTGGGGTAACCATAACGCCAAGTACATTGTCAACAGATGGCTCAGTAGAGGTTTGTATTCCTGCAAATCCAAATACATTAGATTTACTTGTTACTGAGGATAATGCAAACTACATAAACTCGGAGGACTTTATAAGGCTCAGAACAGAACAGGGCGATGTAGAGATTTATACTATTACAGTTACTTATGACTATCCTGATGGAACGCAAGTAGCAAATCAAATATTTATACAACAACAACCATAATGCTAAAAAACATAATAGACTTACTACAAATAGACGATTTTATAGAGGAAAGCTACAACATACAAATAGCTAAAGGTTTATACGCAATGCCAAAAGGCTTTAAACAAGGTTGGAAACAAGTTAAAAGAGAAATACATATAAAAAAGCAGAATAATGGCAGTAAATAAAACCATAAATGTTAAAATCAATAACAATTTTGAGGAAACAGCAGAGGATCTCAATGACTTAAATGATGGCCTAAAGCAAACAGCAGAAGCATCTGAGGAAGCGTCAGAATCAACTGCTGAAATGAGCAGCAACTTGGCAAGCATGAATCCTGCAATCGCAGGTGTTGTTGGCGCATTTGGTAAATTACAAACAGGTTTAGCATCTGTAGGTAGAGCTTTTTTTACGCTAAAAGGCGCAATAATTGCATCAGGCATTGGAGCATTGGCCTTTGCAATTATATCAGTAACGCAAGCTTTCAAAGGTTCAGAGGAAGGGCAGAATAAGTTTTCTAAATTGATGTACGGAATAGGCGTTATAATGGATAACATACTAGACCTTTTAGCAGACGTTGGGGAGATGTTAATATCAGCGTTTGAGAATCCAATAGAAACGATAAAAAACTTTGGTAAAGCAATTATAGACAATATAATTACAAGATTTGAGGGCATGCTTGAATTAATACCTGCTATTGGTAGCGCTATTGCTGAATTATTTAGCGGTAATTTTAAGACAGCAGGGCGTATTGCATCTAATGCTATGGGTAAGGTTGTTTTCGGCGTTGAAAATGTAGTTGAAAAAACAGAGAAAGCAATAGAGGTATCTGCTCTGTTTTTAGCGCAACAAAAAGAGGAATTAAAAATTGCAGGCGAAATTTCAGATGCTAGAGCAAAAGCGGATATATTAGAAAGAAAGCTGCTTGTAGAAAGGTCTAAATTACAGACAGACATATCTAAATTAAAGTTAAAATCTAGGGAAGAGGACACAGTAAGCGCTGAGGAACG